CATAATTTTTTAATTTCATTATTTACTCACAAAACCATTTCTATATACTACACCACTTTTAGTTTTAAGTGCAGTCAGGATTTTCTTACGATTGCCCATCAAATTATAACTACAATGTACCCAACCACTATTCGGGTCTACTCCATCGTAGAACTCTAGAATGATTTGGTCAAAATCTAAATTCTTAGTAATCCATAACGCAAGGTCAGGATTAGGTGTCGAAAAAGATTCAAAATCTGCGGCCTGTCCATTACAATGTTGGCTTGTTTTAGACCCGCCGACTTTAGCATTAAGTGCAGGACTTCTATAGCCAGAATTAATTGTAATGACTCCAAATTTATCTCTAACAGGTTGCAAAATATGTATTGCAAGATGTGTTAAATTTACAAGATGTATTGAACTAGGTGAGTTATCCACACTTAGTCTTACTGCCGTAGCACTCTTTACCATCTCTGATAAAGAAAAGTTCTTTGATATTCTTATTGGTTCAGATGCCATGTACTTCACCATTATCTTGTACAACATCCACTTTACTTGTATTTGGATCAAACGTAACCTTGAAATGCATTTCAATAGGTTTTAATTGACCATCCTTTAAGGATATGGGCAACTTTCCTTCCACCGCTCCTTGAAGTGCATCTTTAACATTTTCAAATATGTGTTCGGGATCTGCTTGAATTAGACCATCTAATTCTTCCTTTGCATCATCTGGAAGAATGTCATCTATCATTTTTTCAACGTGCTCTTTTGCTAAACTCTGAGCCTTGTCCATGACAAGACTAGAAATTACATTAAATAGTAGTACAGGTAGCATTATTTTCTATCTCCTAATCCAGTATTATATTTTTGGATGATATAGGAACGGACTAAACCGCTTCTGACTATATCACCTATATCAAACTCACATGAATAGAATTCTTTCATTTCGTTGATAATTTTTAAGAACTGACTTAACCCAGCTTTTTCTTTATCTTCTCTGAGGTCAGTTTGATCAAAATCTCCTGAGAACATGATTTTGGATTCCTGACCAACTCTGGTCATGATTGTATCCAACTCATGGAAGTTTAGATTTTGACATTCATCGACTAAGATAATAGCATTGTCTAATGTAATCCCTCGTAAAAAGGATGTAGAAAGAAATGCTACATTATCTTGTCGTTTTAATTCTTCGTACAATGCTTCAAACTGATCCTCAGCCGGTAGTTTGAACATAAATCGTAACATATTGTCATATGGTACTTGGTACAAAGAACTTTTATCTTGTTCATCACTAGGATAAAATCTAAGTTCCCTAGTAGGCATTAAAGACCTTACTATGTAGATACAGTTATAATTTATTTTGGGGTCAAGTACCTCTTGAATTGCATTATACAATATTACAAAAGTTTTTCCTGTGCCCGCAGGCCCATAAAGAAAAAGATTCTTACCACTTTTGTATTGTTTAAAAACCTCAGTTTGGTTTTTAGTAACCCCCTTCATCTCAACTAACTGATCATGACTTATTAATTGTTTTTTCATAGGTTATGTATCTAAATCAGAGCCAGGGTTCTGGCGTTTTATTTCTTTTAATCTATCTTTCCACCCATCACTAGTATGTCTGCGAAAAGAATCTCTCATAGAAATCGATGAGAGTAATTGTGGCACTAACTGTATATCACATGAAGCACCATTTTCTCCACATTCATCATTACAAGAACCATATCTCCATGCATTATCCACAGGGATATTTCTATCAGCTATCCTGTGATCTTCCTCAAATTCAAAATCACAATCTCTACATTTATATTGATATGTCGGCATTATATTTTAATTTTATCACTTATTACTATCTATAAAAAATATGTTGGCCTATTCTTCCAACTTTTGGAAATGAATGTGACCATCGTGGCACAATCTCATGAGTATGATAATATCTTGCACCTTCTGTATAATCCAAACCTTGTGATTTCATACTTCCATAAGAAATTATTGCAAGATTTGCTATCTTTTGTGTATCTTTCCAAGCCCTGACATTTTTTGTCGCATCTGATATACCATCACAATACCAACTGAATTGGCATCTATTTAGTTTTGGAAATCCACGTTTGTTATGAATTCCTTGATATACTACTTCGCATACCGTATTGGGGAAAGTATCATCATATACTCTATTTAAAGTTACTAGAGCTACTGCGAATTGTCCTGCAAATGGTTCGTTTCGTGCTTCAAAATATATGTTCTTTGCGAGACATTCTACTTGTTTTGCTCTGTTTTCTAATACTATATTTAATGAAGAATAATTTGGTATAGTAACAACATTTTTAATTGCTACTGGATGGGAACCAAGTTTGTCCCACATCAATTTATCTTCATAAGTACTTGCACTTCCTAAAGGATAGGCAAAGGAAAACATTAAAGCAAAACATATGAATAATTTTTTCATATTACCTTCTTTAATATGATCTTCAACCTTTATTAGATATAAGTAGTCCATCAAAAAATAGAAACCGCAGATCGTTAAACGGTCTTATTTGTGTTAATAATATTGGGGGATTTTAAAAGTGAAGAGGGATTAGGTTATCCTCTACATACTTTCCCTTTCGGTTTTGCATTATAATAGACTCCCTATTAAAGATTGTACTATTATTTAGACAACCTAAAATCCTCATTCCACCCAAAAGCCTCTGTAACGACTGCTGTGGATAATCCCTTATATACTTGATGAATTCTTTTATCTTTTACTGCACACAAAAGTTCAGCTTCATCTTTGTGTAATCCTTCTAACAGTCTGATAAACATACGTTCTCTAACTGTACTCTGAAGGTTTGGATCTGCACCCTTAATATAATGATAAAGTTTATTTCCTTCAGTTCTGAGTAACATATGTTCAGTACCTTCTGGTGCTTCATTTTCAATATATGGGGGAGTACCATTTGGCAATTCTGATTCAATTTTGGGGTCAAATGACCATTTACAGATTTGTCGCAAAGCAGAGCAATCTTCATCTCGTAAAATCTTGATTTTTTGTGCTTTTGTTTTTGCACCATGTACTTTAGTCAAAATTTCACTAAGAAGTAATTCTCTAACTTTAATTTGTGGTTGAGATCTATCTGGATATGCACTTACAGATCCATCACTATTACTATCAAATTCTATTGGTTGTGCCATATTAAAATTCTCCTATATTTTCAATTAAATTATTAAGTTTTCTTTCAATAAAAAAGTTCAAAAGTCCACTTCGTTTCCCTTTGGGAACTTCATTAAATTGCATACCAACTTGGTCAGCAATATTTGTTGGGGTATATTGTAAATCAATCAGCTTCAAATTTCTATGATAATTTCTTAACTGTTCTTCATTACAAAAATCTTTTGGATCTTGATCTATCCATAAATCTATTTTTTTCTTTGTTATTGGTGTTTGTCGAACCTTATCCACAATACAAGTATCAGTAGACAAAAAATTAGGAATACCATCAGAGCTATCACCACGCAAAATATGTTCCTTTAAATAATTTTCTGGATTAGTATCATTAACCATTTTTTTAGTAATTGGACTGTATTGTTTTACATTTTCCCTTACTTGTAATTGTATAAAATCTTTATCACCAGAAATAATCATTATCGGTTCGCTCCGAGTTTTTGCAAGAACTCCAATAACATCATCGGCCTCTGCTTCTTCAATTTCTATATATTTGTATGGAAAATATTCCTTGAGTTCTGATTTGATAGTATCAAGACTTTCAAATATTTGTGTCCAATCTCTACTATCAGCATCTCTAGTAGTTTTTCTTGAGGCTTTATATGGTGGAAAATGTTCACGCCTCCATGAATGTCTACCATCACAACATAAAACCAGTTCTCCATATTCAACATGATACTTTTGTCGATACATTCTGAGACTATTCAGAATCATATGTCGTATCATATTAATATCAACCTGTGTTTGGTCTTTTCCCATTGACATCATTGTGGATGCCACCATTATCTGACTCAAATCAATTAAAATCATTCACTTACCCATACTGCATTAATATCTGGATAATACACCCCTTTAGTTCGTTTTGGTGTACCATCTGGTTTATAAGCCATTGTAACACATTTCCATTGTGTTTTTAATTCTTCATCTGCACCCTGAAAATTAGAAATCCAATCTCCCATTTTAAGATAATGTTCCATAGACCGAACATATGCTTTTACATTCTCACCTTCAGATTTTTGTGTAGTTGATTCTTTAGAGGAAATATTTCTTCGGCGAGAATGACTTATAAGAGCAGACGCTTTCTCTTTATTATGTTTAATCCATTTTTTGACCGTAACAAAAGACAAGGGGTCATCATCTGGTTTTGCTAAGACAGATGGATGTACATTTTTGTACTCTGCTGTTTTCTTCTTACTTCGAGCCTTTGTTAGTTGGTCACGAAGTTCTTGTTTTCGTTTTTCACTTAGTTGTTTTTTCATAATTTTTCATAATAATTAAGTATTATTTCAATCATCTCATTTTTATTTAAAGTAAGATCATTGAGTTTTATAGGTTTTGGCCCAATATAGGTAAACCAAGTTTCAAAATTTTCATTACCCATATACAGGTCTTGAACGAATCCATAATCTAGAGCTATAACATCTTCATAAGAATATTCCCTAGAATTTGTTCTAACTTCTAAAATGGTTGGAACTGAACCATCATCAATAAGACCTTTTAACTTTGTAAGTCTTTTATTCACTTTATATACCTTATATTATAACATTATAAATTTCAAAAGTCAAGTTAAAAATGAACTTTATTCCATAATTGTTGAAAAATATCTATTCATAATATTTTCATTATAATACAACTTTTTGCCGTATTCATCTACAGCTTCTAAAACATTATGTTGAAATAACAATTTTGTTTCGTTATAATTTACTTGACCTTTCTTTTTATAAAGAGATAAGATTTCTCTTTTGAATCTGTTAGGGCCAGATTCTAGCACCATTTGTTGAATTTTTTTAGATGAACTGTAATAGGTTTTCCAATCACTTTCTGATCTTACTTTTTTTCTTATTCCTTTTTTCTTTCTGATAGAATAAAAATATTTCCTCCCAATATATTTTATTCCGTTTTCAAGATCAGTTAGAATGTAACAGAAACCAAAATAATCATTAATATCTTCACTTTCAAAAACTTTTTCATTATATAGCCAAGGGTTTTCGTAACTCATAAATACTCCACATAGGAATATTTAGGTCAATAATAATCTTCCTCTTCTTCATAATCTTCTTCCATTTCAATATCTTCTCCACCACAAAACGCACAATATATTATATCATATCTCGATTTATTCAAATTATGTTTCATAAAATATATAGCATTACAATCTG